AGACGCTAGTGCCACTGCCGTGGGCGCATGGCTGCAATTCGATTTCGGCAGCGGCCGGGTGATCGATCAGGCGATCTGGTATCAGGACCGTAACTTCGGCGTCGGCGTCTGGAAGTGGCAGGGTAGCAATGACGCGGCAGCATGGACCGATGTCGGCGGGTCGTTCAATGTCGGCGACTGGCTGCGTCAGCCGATGAACACGCTGCTCGGCAATACGACGGCCTACCGCTATTACCGGATGCTCGGCGTGAGCGGATCGACCAGCAACGCGCCGTGGTTGTCGGAGATTGAGTTCAGGATCGCGTAATGGGGATAACCGTAATGACAATCCGCTTCGTCTTAATGCTCGCGGCGATTATCGTGTTTCTCCTCGTGGCGGCGGGCGTCTCTGCGCCGCGCATAAACCTGCTCGCGCTCGGGCTGGCGCTCTGGGCGCTCGCCATGATTGTGACGGTTTAGCGGCGTTTCAGGTGACGGGCGCGGATTTCGGCGGGGCTGAGGGGTCTGCCGTCGTCATCTCTTACGATTGGCCCTCTGATTTCGTCGCGGTGTTCGTACAGCCAGTCGGCTTCTTCCTCCTCGCTGGCGAATTCCATGATCTCGGCGCGTATGTCGTCCCAGTCGTACAGCACGCGGGCGGGCGCGACGGCGGCGGTGATCGTGGCGGCGAGGAAGGCGCGGCGGTTCATATATAAGGTTGAGACTGCGAGTACCCCCGGATAATCGCGAGGGTACTCCATCAGCGACGACGACCACAGTGCAACGTCGTCTTTAGCGCAGTATAACTCCCATGAAAATCGAGCAGGTACCGATTGACAGGATCAACGTCGGCGAGCGTTTTCGTGTCGACATGGGCGATCTCGAAAGTCTGGCGGCGAGTATCCGCGACATCGGCTTGTTGCAGGCGATCGGTATTGATTCTTATTACCGATTGATCTTCGGGTATCGGCGCTTATGCGCGTGTCAGGAGATATTGCAGTGGGAATCGATCCCCTGCGCCGTAGTGAATGTTGATTCAGTTATTGCGGGTGAGTATGCGGAGAACGAGTTCCGCAAGCAGTTTACGCTCAATGAACGGAAGGCGATCGTTGACGCCATTCTAAGCACTGAGGAAAAGCGCAAGTCCGGTCCCAAATCCAATTGTGCCGCTGACGCGGCGCAATCGAAGGGCAGAGCACTAGATGATGCTGCGAAAAAGGTCGGATTTAGCGCCGATACCTATAGCCGGGTAAAGAAGGTAGCAGAGAAGGGTATTCCCGAATTGGGCGCAGCACTGGATGCTGGGCAGATTAGTCCATCTGTCGCCGCCGTCATTGCAGATCAGCCAAAAGAGAAACAGGCGCAGATCATCGCAATGCCCACAAGCGAACGCCGCGAAATCCTCAAGCAGGCAAACGAAGATAAGAGGCGATTGTTAGAGAGGGATGCGCGCGAACAGGACATAAAGCTCTTTCGCGGGCTACATCGGGCCGTTGAACTGATAGCCGGATTTGTCGAAGATCCGCACGAGACATGGGCCGGACTGTCTCGCGTTCGCGCTTATGAATTTTCCGGCAACTTACACAAGGCGATCCAGTGCCTGGTGCGAATAGAGAAGGCGCATCCAAATGGAAGAAATCAACCTCAAACTGTGGCGCAAAAAGTTTGACTCTTTGCTGACCGAAGAAAGGGATCGAAGAGTTGCCGCTAAAGAAACGCTCGATGCGGCGGAGATATTTAAAGCTGCATTGCAACGTATTCCTGCACGAGAACAGAAGTACGTCGCGCAACTGATGCTGACGGCATATGGCATGGGCGAAGCGACGACCAAAGTACTTGAGGTGGTCAAGAAACCAGAGGACGAGGAAGGATCGCCGCCGGGTGTACAGGGAGTATTCGACGGTTTTGACAGATGGGAAGGATGGCTTGCCACAAAGAGACTTCCTCTTGAGGGTAAGCACGAGTCGAAGTTTAGGAAACAGGATCGCCGCAATCATCTGATGTATTGCAGGTATGAGATAAAGCAGATCGAGAAGCAGAAAGATCGGAAGGCGGCAAGGCTGGAAGTCAAGATTGTCGAGTATGAAGAATACGACGAATTGACGGATCAACTGGGAGATCATCCGAACGAAGATCTAAAGCGGATGAAACGCGAGTTGCTCAAAGAAGCCGCTGCGGGTCACAAGTGAGTCTCGCAGTATCCCCTAATCGCCTCGATGAATTAGAGGCGATGACATATACGGAATATCTGCTCACGAATGAATGGCGGCAGTTGCGGCGACTGGCGCTGCGGTTGGCTGATTACTGCTGCACTAAGTGCGGTGGCGAGTATCAGTTGGAAGTACATCATCTGCGATATCCGCCGCGCGGAACTGAAACGCTGGATGATCTGGAAGTCCTCTGTAGTGAGTGCCACGAATTAGCGCATCCTGATGCCCACCGCCGTGCTCGATAAATTCCTGAGTCGCTTCGGCCTGAGCCGCAAAGAGTCGCCGCCGATCATCCACGACGGCGGGTCGAACGAACCGTCGATCCGCGTCTACGGCTCCACGACCACGTACGGGATGCCCGCCGCGCAATGGACCGCCGAGGGCTACCAGCATTACGCCCGCGAGGGCTACGGCAAGAATTCTGACGTCTACGCCTGCGTCAGTCTGATTAGTTCGGCGGCGAAGCAAGTCAAATGGGCCGATGGGCGCACCGGGTCGAAATGCCTGCAATCGCCCGAGGCGCTCGCTGAATCGCTCGGACTGGATGTGCCGTTTGTTAAGAAGTTGCACGGCGATGAGTGGCGGACGAAGCTCGAATCGATGGTCAAGCCGAACGCGAGCGCGGCATTGCTCGATAAAGTGGGCGGCGCGGCGTTCATCGAAAGCTGGATCTCGCACATGCTGCTTTCGGGCAATGCGTTCATCGAGGTGATCCGCGTGAACGGCGCGATCAAGATGTTGTACCTCGATAACCCCGGCCTGATGAAAGCGGAACTCAACCGCAATGCGCTGCACGAGGACAAGATCGTGGACCACTGGCGCGTCGGCGACGGGTTCGGCCACTGGCGTCTGATCAAGCCGTGGGCGCGCGATCTCAAAGAGAACGAGAACATCGTGCAATCGCGCATGTTCACGCCCGCTTACAGCGCGTACGGCATGCCGCCGTTAGCTGCGGCGATGATGCGCGTGGATTTCCAGAACGAAGGGCAAACCTTACTCAAGCGCATATTGCAGCGCGGCTATGTACCGGGATGGATCGAGGCGAGAGAAAACAGCGAATGGTCAGATGAACACGTTGCCGCATTGAAAGAGCAGGTGCGTAACAGCAAGGTGCGCGGCGAGGAGTTGTTCCTTGAAAACGCCATCTGGCATCCAATGGGATTCGAGCCGATGAATAGCGGCTCGGCGGATCACCACTTATTAACTAAGCGTGATATCGCAAGCGTTTTTCATGTCGACCCGGCCCTCATAGGTGATACAACGGCAAGGACTTACGCGACTTATCGCGAAAGTCGGCGCGGTTTGTACATGGAATGCGTTGTCCCGATTTTGTCGCAACTCAGGGACGACTGGAACCGCACGATCGGTACGGAGTTAGGAAGCCCGCTCGATTTCGACCGCGACTCGTTCGACGCTATATCGGCGGCGCGCGAGGAAGCGTGCGACCGGGCCGTGAAGCTCTTCAGCACGGGCCTGATCACGCGGGCCGAGGCGCGGTCGGATCTGGAATACGGGCCAGCCAAACCTACCGATGAGTTCTTCGGGCCAGCCAACCTGGTGCCGATGACGCAGGACGCGGACACCGAAGACGAGGTGTAGTTGCGTGGCACAGGACGTATCCGCACTTCTCGACAAGCTGAACGCTTTAACGCGTGAGCGCAATATCGCGATGGACGAACGCAACAAAGCCGTGGAAGCGGCGACGAAACTGATCGAGCGGGTACACGGCGATGTCGGGCGCTGCAAGGCGTGCTTAAAGCTCATCTACTGGGTCCGCCATCGCGAAGGCCCGATCACGGCGTACGACCGCGACGGCATCATGCACATTACGCGATGCCCGCACGCCAAAGAGTTCAGCCGCGGGCCGCGCCAGCAGGCGCTTTACGAGGGAATCCGGTAAGTGGGAACGGCAGTCGCTGAGGTACTGCGCGACGAGACGAAGGCAGCGTCGATCGTGCAGTCGCGCGTCTGGCGCGCGTTCGACCAGTTTACGGAGTCCTCCGTTCCGCGCTGGTCGGGCCGCGCCGGCGCGATCCTCAACTCGGAGGGCAACCGGGCGGCGAAGGCGTACGCGGAGCACGGCGCGGGGGCCGCGATCGCCGCGGTGGACGACAAGGAATGGCAGCAGTTCATCCGCGCGCTGTGGCTGACGGTTGTGCCGGATGCCGGCGAGTTAATCATGCCGTATCTGCCGGTCGCCAAGATATCGACGGCGCTGGCAACCAAAGCGGTGATGTCGCCGCTGGTGCAGGCCGCGGTCGAGTGGATACGCGCCAACGGCGTACGCGAGGCGGCGCTCATCAGCAACGTATCGCGCAAGAAGATCGCGGAGCAGATCAGGATCGGCGTGTCGAAGAACGAATCCGCCGAGCAGATCGCGCAAAGGATACGCAAGCATTACAAGTCGATCCGGCAGGGCCGCGCCGCCACGATCGCGCGCACCGAGGTACACGCCGCGGCGAACTACGGGTCATTGAGCGGCGCGAAGGAAGCGGACCAGTCGCTCGAAAAGATATGGGTCGATACGCCGGACGGGCGCACGCGGGACGCGCATGTCGGCGCGGGCGGGCAGAAGCGGCGGCTCAATGAACCGTTCACCGTGGACGGCGAGAAGTTGATGCATCCCGGCGATTCCTCGATGGGCGCGAGCGCCGAGAACCTTGTCAATTGCAGATGCCATTTGTTTTACGTGTCTGGTCGAAGGACCGTGCCGGTTAAGCCGCGGGTCGCGGCGTAAGGAGAGGTCATGGAATACACGAAGCCGTTTGACTGCGAGATGAAGCAACTGGCGGACGACGAGGAGCCGGGAACATTTGAGGCGTACATCTCGACGTTTAAAAACATCGACCGGCAGCGCGACATCGTGATGCCGGGTGCCTTCGACCGGACGATCAAAGAGACGCGCGGTCGGTTGCCGGTGCTGATGGGTCACCAGATGGGCCGGATCGTCGGGTTCGGCATCAGCGCGGAAACGGACGCTAAAGGACTGAAGGTCCGCGGCCAGTTCACGCTGAATAGCGATGAAGGGAAAAACGCACACGCAGTTGCGCTCCATGCGAGCAAGTTAAAGCATTCGCTTGGTATGTCGATCGGCTACGGAATACCGGAGGGCGGCGCGGAATACGACGAAAAGCGCGGCATCCGCAAGTTGCACGATATCGATCTCTATGAGTACAGCATTGCAGCGGTCCAAGCCAATGACCGCGCGCACATGCTCGGCGTCAAAAGCGCCGCGTGGACCGAGCGTGATTTTGAGGAGTACCTGCGGGATGCAGGACTCAGCAGAGAGGCCGCGAAGCGATTCGTCCTGCGCGGCTACGGTGGGCTGAACGATCAGCGGGATGCTGACGGCGGCGGACCAGTGGCGGACGCGTCGTTTACGGCGAGTCTGCGTGAGTTGAAGGACTATATCTCACTGATCGGAGTTTAAATATATGGCTGCACCGGGTACAGCTTTGCTATCCGATGATGATCGCGAGCAGGTGAAGGGAATACTGCTCGAATTCAAGGAACAATACAAGACCGTCCGCACCGAGGTCGAGAAGCTCGGCAAGGCCGACAGCGCCACGCTGGAGAAGATCGACAGGCTCGATTCGGCGATGATCGAGATTCGCCAGAAGTACGACGACCAGACGAAGCGCGCCGACGATCTCGAAATCAAGCTCAACGAAAAGCGGCGCGAACTGGAAGCGCCGAAGAGTATCGGCGAGATCGTGATCAGCGATCCCGGCTTCATCGCTCACGCCAAGAGCGGCTCGCGGCAGGGCTACACGGTAGCCATACCGCGCCATATCAAGGACATCACCGGCGCATCGCGCACCGTGCCGGATCGCCTGCCGCAAGTCGTCGGCGGGCCGCGCCTTGTAACCGGCGTGCGGCAACTGGTGCCGCAGGGAAGCACGACGGCGGGCGCTATTTCATACGTGGCGGAATCGTCATTTACGAATAACGCCGCGCCGGTAGCCGAGGGAGCAGCCAAACCGAAATCGGACAAGTTATTCAGTACA